AATCAATCCACTCCACTCTAACTTTAGGAAAAGGTATATCGGTGGACTTATCAGTTAACGACAATTTTCTTCTTTTCTTAGGCATATATGTTTTTAACACAGATTTGATTTTTTGTAATTACTATATCGCGCGCAGTCTGGGTTTTCATAGAAAGTGTACCAAACGTCCACCAAAAACACTAAAAGTGTCCACCCCCTGTCCACCACTTAGCCTTATATACCAACAAAAAATAGCCAAGTGGACACAAAGTACACTTTTTTTCAGAGAAAAAAAATATTTTTTTTAATCTGTCACAGAATACTATAGTACTACTTTATCTGCCTTATTATTGCCATATTGTCGCTCAAAAATTGCCTCAATG